AGGCAATGGCCATGCCGTTGAACAGCTCAAAGTCCAAGCACAGCTTCTGCGTGAGGTCGTTCAGGTCATCAACCTCGTTAGCGTCGCTGATGAATTTCTCTTGCTTAGCCCTGGTCTCAAGGGTGCCTTGCTCATCGCCTTGCCATCCACCACCGATGATGTAGCCCACTTTGCCGTTGACAATGGCGTTGTGCTTTGAGCTGCGCCGGTACATATTGAGCAGGTAGTAGGGGTACTCATTCTCAACGCCGTAGCCGATGTAGTCGAGTCCAGGTTGCTCGACCATAATCGGCACCTTGTGTGCGAATCCTGGCCAAGCGAAGAAGCGGTGAGGCTGGCTCTTTTTAGTTGTTGTAGACGGCATAGTCAATCGTGTTATTTTGTTTAATGTATGTCTCCGTGCCCAGCTCGATGAATGCGAGGCCGGTCTCAATCACACGCGGTGCGGATGTGGGCAGCAAAAAGCGGCGCATCGCTCTGGTGTGTCTATTGGTCTGCGACTTGTTGTGGAAGTTGGCTTGGCCGTTGTTCATGCCCACTGTATAGGCTTGCGTGTCTGTGGCTTGCGTTGAACTCCAGTAGCTGTGGTTTGATAGATTGCCCAAGCCTGCATCGGCGAGGTTCGTATGCATTCCCAATAATTCCTCCAGCGATGGCAAGAACCAGTCGCTGAAGCCTTCCAGAACCAAGTCATTGGCAAGCCGTGCAGCGATGCCAGCGGTAGCGCAGTTGGCAACGATTGTCGGTGTGTTGATGATGCCCTGCCCGATTGCGTCAGGTGTTGCCCCCTCTGGTATCAGCGTGCCTTGACACCCCCAAGGCGCATTGGTAGACTGATCCGATTGCGATGTGATGTAGGCATAGCCGCTGTCGGTGAAGGTGTACAAGCCGCCCTGCACGAAGTCGCCAGCAGCGTAGCTGGCAGGGTTCTCGGTGACCTCGTATCGATACTGCCCTTTCTCCAACGCGCCCAACGTAAATGCAAACTTGTCGTACCTGCTCTCATACGATGACAGGTTGTCAACGGCGTTCAAGAAGAAGTCCGTAGCGTCAAGCGTCGCAAGGTTGGTCAGCCTTAACCGGTAGACCGTGGCGCTGTTGGCACGCTCCGTCCAGGTGACTGTTATCGTGTTGCTTTGGCTCGCCTTCAGGTATAGCATCAGTGGGCTTTCTTGTAAATATACCTCGAAGCCCGATTTAACATTTTTTGCGGCCAAGCGCCCGGTAGAGCTCCACCCGCCTCTGCGTCGTCGCATCCAAGTCAAAGCGCTCCATGACATCCCTCTGCAGCTGCGCCGCCAACGCCAGCCGCGTCTCCGGCTCATTGGTCAGCATCTTGATAGCTTTGTACCACCCGGTGTCGTTCTTGCGGTAGGGCACGACGTAGGCATTCTCCATATGTCGCACAATATCGGTGTAGGGCTCTTTTTCCGAGCATATCAGCGCCTTGCCCATCCATCCTGCCTCCACGACTTTTAACTCGCTCTTGAGGCCATTAAACAGCGTATCCCGCAATGGTGCCAGCGTGACGTTGACGAAGTTGTAGCCGCCAACATACGAGTAGATGTCAGCCGCCTTAATCCTTCCGTAGTTGCGCGTGTTTCTGCCATTGTAGCTGAAGATGCGCTCATAACCAGCGTAGACGTGGTTGCCATCATTCCACCCGCCCAGGTAGATCCGGTACTTGCCGTCAAGGCTGTGGTCGCCCTCCAGCTTGCCCATCGAGTTGTACAGCATCTCAATATCCTCGCCATGCTGCGCGCCACCGAACCACCCGAACTTGACGACGCCAGGATCGGGCTCCATCTCAGGAACAGGAACAAACTGCTGATACTTGTTGTATGGGATGTTGGGCAGAATCGTGATGTTGGGGTTGAGCTTCTTGACGTACTCAGCCAAGTAGGTAGTCGTGCAGGTGACGTGATCAGCAAGACGCACTGTCTCCGCAATCATTTCGCTCATCTTGTGGTCCTGGTATTGCTTGTACATGATGTGCCCGGTACCCAGGTACCAATAATCATCCATATCCAGTATCACTTTCGCTCCGGCACTGGTCAGCGCCTTGTAGACGTTCCTGACCTGGTCGATGCTGCCCTGCACCCACGTCCGGTTGAACAGAAACAGGTCAACGGATTCCAGCGCTTCATCGGTAATGGTGGCGATGTTCTCGACGCAGACGAAGTCAAACTCGGGGTAGTTGTCGCTGACCACAGCGTTGGGCATTTCCAATCGGTAGTAGCTGCAGCCTGTTGGATGCGCGTTGTAAACGATGCATATCTTCATATGACAAAGTTAGGGCAAAAAAAAGCCCCGCGATCTCTCGCAGGGCCTCCAACCAACTAACACAACTACGCTGCAATATACGACTTGATCCTTTATGATCCGCTTATCTGCGTCGCACTTGTTATGCCCGAGAGCAAAGTGCCGCTTACTAAGAACATCGGCTCTGTTTCCATGCCAGTGAGCGTGATGTCGTAGCCGCTCCTGTCACCGAATGCCGTGCCGGTCTGAGCCGTCCCCGCTGACATATCGCAGCCATTAGACGCACCCAAGAGCCAGTAGCGGTCGTTCTGATCTCTGACGATTGCCAACACCCGATTGCGGGCGAGCAAGCGTAGCTCGTTGCGTACAGCAACCTGCAGCTTGTTTATAATAAACTGCACGTCCTGCTGGTAGAAAACAGTGCCATTCTCTAAGGAAACATTTGCTGTCTCCGTCATCTGCGAGGTGGCCTTCGTTAAGTCATATTCATAGAAGGAGGAAGAGTAACCGGTGAATCCGGTTACCGTCCCACTTCCGTTAGTGCCAACACTTCCTGTTGCGTTGAGGACCGCAATGCGGACCTCTTTGATGCCACCCGCGCTGTCACGACAGCCAAGTGCATATCCGGTGGTTAGTCCGCAACTCATGGTTAGGCCAATTTCCAGTCAACAACAAACTCAGGATAGGCGATTTGCACGCCAGCTTTCATCGCCGCTTGGAAACGAATTTCATCGTTGTCGCGCGAGTGCCAGATGCTGAACTGCTCCTCATCGCTCAGCAAGTCTGTTCCGTAGAACATATTGCCAAGATATGATGTGACAATTCTGCTGGTGCTGTTTAAGCCGTTAACCGCAACGACTTTGAGGTTTGTGCCTGGGAAGACCTGCTCGCCAGTCTGCATACCTTCAGCCGTGTAGTGGAAGTTGCCAGTGCCCGATCCTACGTTGATAAATGCGTTCATCATCAAGCGGAAAGTGTCCCAACCGCAGAAGGCAACCAAGTCCTCACGATTCAAAATCTCAACAGGGATGCGGGTGTAAATCTGTTGGAAGATGCCGATCACATTCGATGCTGTGATGGCGCCAGAAACAGCGGCCACGTTACCTGATACAACAGTGCCGGATGCCTGGTCAAGCAAGCGGTTGAAGCCGTCAAACTTGTTGGTTTGGATGTTGGTGTTCGACGTCGCTGTCGATCCCTGCCAGATTGCAGTCTCGAGGGCAGCGGCAATCTTAGCGGCTTTCTGCTCAGAGAACGCCTGTTCGAAAGGAACGCCAGTGTAGTTGCTGCCTTGCGTCAACTGCGTCTGCATCCAGTACTGCTCAAGCGAGCGAGGGCACAATGCCTCTTGTACTTTGATAGCACCAACAGTCAACGTGCGAGCGCTGAACGTCGTTGTTCCTGATGCGTTCCATCCGCATGATGTCCCAGCCTGGAACGGTGCATCGGTGTCCATCAAGTTAAGGTTTGCAGCCGACTTGATGCCGACTTGCTTAGACAGCAGGCTGGCGGTCTTCGCTCCGAAGACGGCCTTGGTGATCAACGGCAGTCGCTGCTGGTCGACATACGTTGATAAGTTTCCAAAGGAATAGCTCATTTGTTTTGGGGTTTATAGGGTTAAAGTGTTTTCTTCATATTCTGGATCGTAGCAGCCAAGGCGCTGAAGTTCTCTTCCTTCCTGCGTCTGTTGTTCTCAACGATGCCGGGGATGCTTGGCGCTGCTGGTGCTGTTGGCAGGTCGCTGACTTTCTCGACGATGTCCGCCATCGTAGTCATGTGCGACGCCATCGCCTCCATCTTCTTGCGCTGATCTCCCAACTCCGTCATCGCTGCCTTGAGCTCATCCATGATCGCTTGCAGGTGCTTAGCAACGATCTCGGTGACAACTTCCGGTGTCATCGTAGGATACGCATCAGCGATCTCTTCAACGACTTCGGTGGCGACTTCAGGGGTGATTTCAGCCTCGACCTCAACTTCCGCAACTGGCTCTGCAGCTGGTGTTGCCTGCACCTCAGTGATCTTGCCGCTAACGGTCACGATTGTGCCAACGTCAGGGATTGTGTGCGTTCCATCAGGCGCTGGGATAACTGTCTCATCAGCGATGACGTAGACTTCGGTGCCTTCTACAAGCTCACCATCCACGCGCACAACGGTGCCGTCTTCAAGTGTGTAGTCAGCGAATGATTGCGGTGCCTGGGCGCTGAACTTCCTCAGCTCACCACGCAACAGGTCGATTGCATTTTTTAGGTTCATGGGTGTTGATTTAATTGGAAATATACCTTGATGGTAAATGTTGCAAAAAAGCCGCTAAATCTTGTGCCAATCCTGCCAGCGCCATCTCTAAGGCGCTGTTTGTGGGCTTCATGCCAAACAAGCCCTCAACGCTGAATCCAGTGAATTGTTCACGATTCTCCCACACTTTGTCGTTGTCAACTTTGAACGATCCGAACCAGCTGCCATTCTTAGCATCCTCGTATCCCTTGGGTGGGTTGATGCCTCGGTCTCTGTCGATGAGGTACGATTCAAACATATAGACGCCATCAAGCTCGGTGCTGTGCTCAGCATTCACGTTGTGCTGATTGCCCTGCTTGAAGTACTTCTGCACGATTTTGCGGATGGTGTCAGCATCAAAGACGACGTAGTACTCGCCGTATGTGTCATCGTTGCGGTAGATCGGCGTGTCTGCCAACATTAGCGGTCCTGTCAGCACCCGCTTCTCACCGGTCTCGCTGAATCGCTGCTTTTTGGCAAAGGCTTGGAATGGTCGCTCAATCGCCGGGTGCTCAACCAACGCCACGAAGCTTACTCCCTCATCGACCTCGTCGATGGTCATCTTGTAGACTGGTATCTCCATGCTCATAAATATACCTACGCGCCCAATGTTGCAAATTCCGACATTCGGCGCAGACGGCTTGAGACGTTGCTGATGTCACGCTCAACGACGTAAGCCCTCAAACCTGTCTGGCCTTGACCTTGATTGTTGGCGAGGTTGCCCAGGTCCGTGCTTTGTGGTGTGCCAAAGATTGGCGGTGGTGCTGCCTCGCCTCCTGTTGCCGCTGATCCTGTTGATGGTGCTGCCCCGCCTCCGCCTCCTGCCTCCGATCCGCCTTGGAACTGCTGCTGGCTTATTGCCTTGACACGCACCAGAGCCGATGCCGCCGCTGCCGCTGCCAGGACATAGCTGAGTGGTGGAGGTGCTGACTTAAAGGCCTTTTGCGTTGCGGAAATGCCGTCGATGATTGCAGTAGCCATTGACGCCTTCTTGTTGATGTCAAAGGCTCTCTTCTGCGCTTTTTCGCTCTTACCAGCAAACAGTGTAGTCAAATCCGCAATGCCCTGCAGTGTCTGCTTCGCACGGTCCACTCTGCGCTGTTCACGCATGGTTTCAAGATCTTCAGCCGACTTCAAGTCCGCCATTAACTCCTTGACACCCTTGCGCCTTTCGCCACGGATCTGCATCTCGCCGAGGGTAGATGCAGCCACCAGCTTATCGTAGTATTTCTTGAAGCCATCAATCAGCTGCATGTACTCCGTCTCATTGTCTTTTTTCTGCTGCTCGAACTCACGCTTGCGTTCCTCCAGCCTCCGTGCCCTTGCCGCCGCCTCCGCTGCCTCACGATCAGCAATGCCTTTGTCGATGATATTCTGCTCTTCGCGGATCTTGACGTTCAGCACCTCGATCTCTTGGCGTGCCGCATCCTGGTATGCATTCTGCCTCACCCCCTCCGCTGCAATAGCGTCATCAAGGTTCTTCTGAATATTGGCACGCTCCTGCTCGTATCTCTTGATCCGGATTGCCGCCAGTTGCTCGTCGGTGGTGCCGAATGCCCTCAACTTGCGCTCATAGAACTCCAACGTGCCAACGGTCTCATCGAGCGCCCGCTTGACCTCCTTCTGATTCTCAACTTCTTCCTCCGTCTTGCTACTGAACAGCCCCATCGCCTCTGCTGCCAATCCCAATGCCACGACAAAGGCGCCGATGCCTGTAGAGACCATTGCAATCCTGAATGCTTTGAGCGCACCTGTGCTTGTGCCCACAGCTGCAGAATATAGCCCTTGCGCCAACGTCATCGCCTTGGTAGTGATGACGCTGTTGCGGTTTAGCAGCTCCGCCACTTGCTGCACACCAGTGACCAGGGCAATGGATGCCTGCACCTTCATCATCGTCTTCTGAAGGTCTTCATTCTCATCACCAAACAACGCCGCCGCACCCTGTGCAATGGCGAAGCCTCCAGCCATTAGCTGTGCCGCCTGACCAACAGCAGCGAGCCCCGCCGATCCTGCTTTTGAGTACCGGTCAATGGCTTGCTCGACACCTTCGATGTCACGCTTGAGCGATCCCGCCCTGGCGCTCAGATCTTGGAACTCCTTGGTGTTCTGCTTGCCAGCGGCGGCAAGATCGAGGAGCTCCTTCTTCGTGTCGTTGAGTTGCTCTTCAAGGCTTTTGAACGCAGGCGCAGTGTTGTCCTGCGCACTAACTTTGATAATTATGTCTTTTTCCGTGCTCATGATTCAGGGTTGTCAGGTTCAGTGCCAGGTTCGTTGGGGTAGTTGCTGTTGGGATCATACGGCGGCTCCGGTCCGTTGTATGGCGCCGAGGTAACGGTGCGCGGCACGAAGGCCGTCAGGTTGAGAATCCTGCGCAGTGTCACCCGGCATGGCTTCTTCTGGCCAACGAGGTAGTCGCGGATTTCAAGCAAACGCCACAGCACGCCGCCGTAGAATATCGGCTTGCGGAAGTCAAGTGTGGCGATGTCCGTAGTGGTCAGCATCATGCTCTGCTCCAACTGCAGCGCTTCCTTGCTGGTGGTCTCCAGGATGAAGTTCCACCAGAATTGGTTGTATAGGTTGTTGTTGGTGTATGCTACGGTTGAGCCCGATGCGTTGCGTGCATCGTAGTAGACTTGCCGCGGAATGCCAAACGCCAGGTCATTGGTGGGGTTGTAGGGGTTGTTGATGTGGCCAACGTAGGGCAGCGAGCTGACGACCATCGACGATGCCGCCGCCGTGATGTAGTTCCACGGATATGGCGCAACCGTCGTGCTTCCGGTGATGTTGGTGAACTGAGCAATCCGGTAGTTGTTTTGCAACGCCTTAATCGTGCCGCTTGATGGCGATCCGTCAATCTCGAAGGTTCGCCCGATTACTTTCTCGCTGGTGAACGCACCAGGGATGACAGTGGCAGCCTTCAGCTCGATTACGTTGTCACCACGTCCGTAGTAGTTGTTGGTGTCAAAGATGCGCCCGCCGTAGCCTTCAATCGCCAAGGGATAGCTCGCCTTGTACAGACGGCTGAGGTAGTCACCCGCATCTTTGTACTTCATGATGATGCGCCGGTATGCGTTGGGATCGCCGTTGGTGATTTTCTTCTCCGCATTCTCATCGGCCTTCATCGACCAATCCACAGAGCCACTGGTGTAGAATGATGTCCACGGCTCGATGTATATCAGCTTGGGATCATCGGGATCCGGCATGAAGTGCAGGTTGAACATCTTCTGCAAGTCAACGAGCAGGTCGCTCTGCCTAATGTCCCCAGGTAGCGCCGTGTTCATGTTAATGGTGCCCACCGATGCCGGGTTCTCCAGCGCCACCCACGTTATCGTGCTCCCCGATCCAATTTGCACAAATGGTGATCCTATCTGCTCATCATAGCGCAGGATCAAATTGGTGTTGCCGCTAACTGCGATGTTTTCAAACTGCAGTCCAACGGTGATCGGGTAAGTGCTACTGGTCAGCTCCGCAAATTGAGACGCAACGACACTGCTGGCGATGGTGTCATAGATTTGGAAGTCACCACCTGCTGTGCCTTCAACACTCAGCGTTGCCGTGCTGATGCGTATCTCAGCAAAGCAGTTCCATCTGGTGCGAATGGTAGGCGGCACCAACGTACTCGCCGATGCCACCCAATAGCCGCCGTTGTCAAAAAATGGCGAGACGTTGTCCTTGCTGAAGAGGACCTTGACGTTAACGGTCTGCGATCCTGTCACGCTGCCGGTAGCCTGCGCATAGACAGTGCTGCCACTGAGGTTGACAGCCAGTGTCCCCGCTGCATATGGCATGACCAGCCGCTTGAAGGCATCCGAATCAAAGAACGTCGACTGGTAGCGATAGCCGGCTTGCGTGAAGATCAAGTCAATCATCTGCTTGATGTAGATGCTTGGCGCCAGCTCGTAGTAACCCACCGACAACCGTGCGCTGCTCCTGACGTCGGAATAGCCAGCACTGTCGACCATGCCGTAGACGTAGCCGCTACCCACAGCCGCACCCCAGGTGCTGCTCACCAATGCCGCCGTTGGCGTGTGGTTCATACCTGTCACCCCTGCCGTCTGTCCCAGCAGGATAGCTTCCGTAGCTTGGAAGAGCGAGACATCCTCGCCAAACAAGCCGATCTCGTATGTCACCTCCCCGCGTGTCTTGCTCATCGACATCAGCTGCAGGACACCGCTAAAGATCTGCACGCCATCATCCCATAGCGCCGCTCTTATTTTCTTATTAGGGGTGAAACCTCCTACAAAGGACTGGATGTTGTAGGCGAAGCCAAAGCACTGGTCGTTGGTTGCCGTCGATGGCAGCACAACGGTCTTGCTAAACGATCCCCGCCGCTTGGTGATGTCCTGGATGTCAGTGATCGTGTAGGTCATGGCCACGTCAATCTCGCCCATCGTGTCCAGAATGTAGGGCACTTCAACATCGCTGTCATTGAGCGGGTATGCAATCAAGGTGACGCTCATAGGATGCTGTTGCGATAAGCTACTGATATTTCCACCTGAAGCTGCTGCAACCTGTCGTTGCGCCTGGTGTAGAATTGATAGTTGTTGGTGTTGACGATGCCTTCGACCAACGCACCGTCAATCTGCAGCCAAACCTGAGCAGAGCGTATCATCTCCATGAGCAACTCACTCTCCAGGTCCGTCAGCCAGTCGCTGTTTAGGTTGTAGGTGTATGTGAACTCTCCTGCCCACTGCTTGTCATAGGTCAGCGTGCCGTAGACGTCGGAGTTGGCGCCGTAGATCTGCCGGCTGACCGATGCCTTGCGCCTGTTCTTCATCGTGAAGAGGTAGGTGTCAATGCCGCCGTATTGGTTGATGTAGTGCACTGGAATTGTATTGAACTGTGCGCACTCAGCTATGTTGTACTGGAACGCAAATCCATAATCGCCCAGCGCATAGTTGTAGCTGAGGATTGAAACACTTCCTCCTGCTCCTGGAAAGTTTGTCGATCCTGGAAGTCCGTCACCCGTCTGCCCCGATGTCAGCGCCTTGAGCTGTGCAGGACCACTGGCGACACGTATAGCATTGGTGCTGCCCGATGGCACCCCCAGGGTAAAAACACGCCCGGTGGAATATCGCACTTCAATATTGTCGATGACAGTGTTACCGCTGACGCCCTGCCCGAAGCAGCTCCACCCATAGCTATCACTAAGCGCTGTGCTTGGCGATCCATTGTCGCGACTGGTCAACCCGTGGTTAGAAATTTGCAAGACATTTGTCGGTGGGAAGTAGGTGTCGCTGTCATAGCTTGCCAAATCCAGCTGCTCAAGGTTGCCGGCAAAGACGCCCACTCCCGAGACCACCGTTGGCGATCCAGTGATGACCACCGGTGACGTGCCGTATTCATCGTAGAACTTCAACTGGTATCCGCTTGTGAAGCCGTCGTGGTTCACAACAGCGGTCTCGCTGAGCGATGGCGCTTGCGGTGCAATCAACGTCTCAACGACCTTGCTGACGTCAAAGAATCCATATGTGCTCGGTAGTTGGTCGCTCTTCAGCCGTGCCAATCGTGCGCCCGCCGTTGTCTCCACATCGCAGACGTAGCGGAAGTTGGGCTGGGATGTATTAGCGCTGTCCACGACATACAGCATCTTGTTGTATGCCGGTGTCCACCCGGTGTTGCCTGTTACGTTCATACTGGTTTTTGTAGACTTATTTGTTTGTCAATCAATCCGCTGATCTCAGTCACCAACGTGTTGACCGCTGGCTCTGTCAATGTGTCCGACATGAAGCGCGTTGCCCTCAAGCCCCGGCTGTGTATCGCCCTGGAAAGCAAGAACGACAGCGTGCGGTTGTTGGCAGCCCGCTCCCTCCCTGGCGCTCCCGCCATCTTGATGCCCTTGAATGCAATCCACTCCTGCAGCGACCTCAGCGGTGGCCTCTTGCCGCCTTGCTTGTAGCTGTATGGCGAGTTGGGCGCACGCAATGCGCTGTCCGCTCCTTTCACTCCCAAGTCCACAAACTTCCAATATCCATCCGCCTCCAAGACAACGGTGAACGCATCATCCGTCAACTCCAGTGGCCTCACGTTGATGCTGGATGCCAGTTGATTGCTGGCAATGGCTTTGGCTTGCCTTAGTCGCTGAATCGCTTCGTTTTTGACGTTTTCGAGCCACTCCTTGACCATTTCGTAGCCTGGAGGCAAAACTCCCTCAGGCGGCAATAGCGTTGCTCCTATGGCCTCAATTTGCGCTTGCTGCACTGGCTTCATCTTGCCGGGTGTTCCGGCGAAAACATCAAACTGCATAGGCTAAAATATACCTTGCGCGGAAAAGTGCATTTTTTACTTCCGCTTGGCCCTCATCGCCTCTTCCGCCATGATGTCCTGAAGCATCTGCGTGTAGTTGAGGAACTCCCGCGCCTTCATGCGGAAGATCTGGTCGAATTTGAGGACGTCGTGGTTGCTCATCCTCCAGACGACCATCAGCCAGCCGTATTGGGCGAGGATGTTGGTGGCTGGTCCGTCGTCATCGTTTCTAACAAAGAGCCGAGGGTAGCTTGAAAGAAGCGCTCGCCAGTGGTCAAAAAAAAAGCGGCAGCACCCCAAACGTCACCGATTGTGGCCTCTTCCAGGAACAAGTCCGCACGCTCCTGATGCTTGCTGCCATCGTACTCCTTGCGCCAATGCGTCACCCATCCACCCTCCCGGCATAGCGTCGCCATGATCTTGTGAAGGTTCTGCACAATGCTGGGTTCATCGGTAGCGCCAATGGACATCAAGTCAATCAGCTGCCCCGCTGTCAGCTCATCGGTGAAGATGGTAGGATACCACCACTTGCCACCACAGCGGAAGCGCCGGTGCCACTTCATGTCTGGCAGCTTTGTCCACGCATCGTTGATGGCTCGGTACTTGGCAGCCAGTGTCAGCACTGTCATCTGCCTGGCTTCATCTATCGGGATGTCATCAACGATCGCAACCACGCCGAGCTGCTTGTCGGTGTCGCTGAGCACATCCTCCATCATGATGGCGTAAATCCGCTGGAATTGGCTGATGGTCAAATTGGTCAGTGGTGTGTTCATAGTTGTTGTGCTGTTTTCAGTGCCTCCGCAATCGTCACGTCCATGTCCATGTAGCGATACGTCCCAAGCCTCCCCGCAAACGTCACCGATGGTAGCTGCTCCGCCATTGCAATGTACTGGTCAAGCACCGCCTGATCTTCAGCTAATCTGACCGGGTAGTAGGGGATGTCACCCCTGCGCCACTCGTGGCTGTACTCAAACGTGACGATGCTGTTGTCGTGATTCTCCCACGGCGTGAAGTGCTTATGCTCCACACTCCGCGTCCATCGCGTGTCGTACTCGGGGTAGTTGACTGTGTGGCAGCCTTGCATGTCGCCCTCGCCAAGCTCATGGCGGAAGGTCAGCGTGCGATACGCCAACTCCCCAAGTTCATAGTCGAAGAAGCTGTCAATCGTTCCAGTCCAAACGATATGATCGTACTGCCTCAGCCTGTCGAATGGTGTGGATAGATGCAGGTCGATATTAGGGTGGTCAAGGATGCGCTCTACCATCGCCGTGTAGCCGTCTTCGGGGATGCCTTGGTACTTGTGAGTGAAGTAGTTGTCATCGTGACTTATACGCACTGGCAGGCGCTTAAAAACGGAAACAGGCAGCGTGCGCGGATCACGCCCCCACTGCTTCTGCGTGTACCCCTTGAAGAACATGTTGTAAAGCGTCGTGCCGATTGCTGCCTCCGCTGCTTCCTCGAAGTTCTGCGGATCAATGTCGCGCCGCTCGGTGTCGATTAGTCGCTTGGCCTCGCTCGGTGTCAGCGCGTGATCCCAGACTTGGCACATCGTCATCAGGTTCACCGGGAATGAATAGTGCTTGTCCTGCACCCTCGCGATGACCTTGAGCCTGACGTCGCGCATCGTAGTAAAGCGGTTAACGTACTGCCAGACTGTCTCGTTGTCCGTGTGGAAGATATGCGGGCCGTAGGCGTGAACCATGATGCCATGCCGCCGCTCTGTGTGGCAGTTGCCAGCAACGTGGCTGCGCTCATCGTAGATGGTCACGCGGTGACCACGCTCGGCAAGTTCGCGAGCGATCACGCTGCCTGTCAAGCCTGCTCCTGCGATGCCGTAATGCTTCATAGATGCATCAGCCGCTCTTGGTGTTGCTCGGGAATCTGCTCCAAGGCACCGCTGCCATTCCAACCACGCTGCATCAAGTCACGGACCGCGTTGGCCTCATGGATGTGGTGGTGCCACCCCAAGCCGCCCTCATCGACTAAGTTCCACTTAGTGTTGCGCCAAATGTGCCGCTCAAGCATCAGGTCGTAGTCCATTCGATGGAGGTGGAACATGAATAAGTTCCAGTCGTACATGCGCGAGTATTGGCAGTGGTGGAATCCTGCTCCGTATGTCAGTGGAATCTTGGTGATCAACGGTTTGTCCATGTGCGTCTCCCGATACCACAGTGGCCTCTGCTTGACAATCGGAATCGTCAAATCCAGCTTAGGCTGCTCATCCATGACGTGGATGGCCTCATAGCCTACGACGTTGGTGAACTGGCTGTCACTCTTGCGGAAGGCCTCCAGCACTTCAATCAGCTCTGCGTGTGGTGCGTAGACCATTTCGTCGGCCTCAGCGAAAAGGACTACCTCGTAGCGCTCCAATAGCTCAGCTTGGACACGCTGCACCTGGTCGACAAGCCACTGATGGCGGAATGCCTCCGGGTTGTGAACAGGGATAACGGTCACCCCGAGGTCATCGGTGCTCCCATCCTGCGTGTCGTGGTCGATGACGTAGATGTCTTCATCGGCGAATGTCCGCCGGTAGTGCTTCAGCCAAATCGGTAGGTTGACCGGCTCATCTTTGACGATGGTAAATGCTGCAAATGGTTTCTTCATATTTTCACGATTAGCATGATGTCATCCCAGCGCCCGGTGTCTGCACTGGCGTTCCAACGCTCACAGGTTGACCCCTCCGGTGCAAAGCGCTCCAAGCCATTAAACCACGATGCGTCTTGGATGTCCTCAATCACCATCACCCCGCCAGGCTTCATCAGAGGAGCGTAGAGCCGCAAGAACTCGCACATCGAGACCAGTGTATGCGGCCCATCATCAACGGCGAAGTCAAGGCCATCCGGGAAAGCCTCACGGACCGCTTCCACGCTGTCGTTGGTGTAGGCATCAGCAAAGCGGAAGGTGCAGCGGTCGCTGTCAATCAACTGCTCAGCCTTGTGCTTGATGTTGTTGGCGATGTCCATGAACATGAACCTGGCCTTGGGTAGATACCGGCACCAAAGCGCAGCGCTGCCACCATGCCAGACGCCGATCTCAAGCATGTTGATAGCCTGGTCCCTGAGTGGGTTGAGCAGCCGTGCGTATGTCTCCGTGTACTTGTGGTCGGTGCCTTTGTCCGTGCCACCTTGCCAATCCATGCCATGCAGGTTCATTTCCTGCAGCATGGCGACGATCTCGGGATCTTCGTGTTTTACCATGTGATTACAAATAATTCGGGTGAAGGCCATCCTGGGCAGAGGTCGGCAACTTGCGCCTCCGCCTTGCCAATCCAGTGCTCCGCCTGCCAGCGGTGATCACGCTCCGGTGTTCCGAGCTTGGCGATGTGCGTAGCCCGAGCCCACCAGTAGTTGCCGCCAAAGTATGGATAGCCGTGTGGGTTGTTGTGGTCAGCCATGTGTGGCCATTTCTCCTTGGTGATCCAATGCGGACCAGCGATGTCAACGCCTTCCAGCTTCTCGAGGGCATTCTGCCAAGCCACGACGCAGAAGAACGTCATCGACCGGCACCAGAGCTGGTTAATCAGCGATGCATCCGAGCCGCCCTTGGTGTGCGCGTATAGGTAGACAGCATCCGGCTCTTCCTGGCTCGCCTTGTACATCTCGTTGAGTGTCGCCTGCTCCCAAGCTGTCGTGCGCTCGACAACGACCTTGCAGCGATCCGCTGGCATGACCGTTGCCAGGAATGCCTTGACCTCCTTACGGTTTGCTGGCTGCCCGACGATGCCAATCCGTATCTCCTCGATTGCGTTGGCAAGTCCGTAGTTGCTGACGGCCATCAGGTGTTGGTTGACCAGCATCTGCCATCGTCCATCGGCAAAGATGTGGTAGTAGTGGATTATTCTCATGTTGTGCGGCTAAATTACGACATATCGACCACTGTTGTGCACCCCGAGCTTCATCAGGGCAACGTAGCGGATCGCGTCAATGGCGTGGTTGTACCGGTCAATCGGCACTCCCAACGACGCGCCCGTGCGATCGGTGTCCCAAGTGTAGTTCCTCAACTCCTTGATCAGGTTGGTCGATTCTCTGGTCACGAGTAGCGGCTGGCGCTTCAAGATGTCGATGCTGTTGCGGATGCTATCCGCGCCCTTCGTCGCCGGGTGGATGTTGAAGCCAAGGCGATGCACCTCCTCGATGCTCTTCGGTTCAGCACTGTCTGCGATGATCGGCCATGACCTGTTGATGCCAAGCTTGCGTAGGTGTTCAGCAATGTCTTGATTGGTGAGGCCGTTTTGGTAGATCAATTCATGCAGGAGAATAGAACTGCCACGCTTGTAAACGGCCACCACCGCCGTAGGGTCATTCGTGTATCCCCAGTCCAAGCCAATGGCGACCAGCTTGTCACCAGCGAAGTCGATGCCGTCGACCTGCTGCCAATCGTCAAAGACCACGCCCTGCAGTGATCCGACCTCACCCAAGCCGTAGACCTTCCACCAGTTCGCCCAGTACGTCGATGTTGCCGCCTTGACCTGCGCCGCTTCGATGTCGTCGCGGATCGTCGCCGGCAGCGCCTCATTGTCGCGGTATGTCAGCACAATCAACTCGCTGTCCTGCTCGGCCAGCACCTCCGTGTGCGCCCAAAACTCCGACACCGGGTTGAAGTCGATGTAGATGGCTTCGCTTGTTCTGATAGCCAGCTGATGGTACGCCTCAAACTCGATGTTGTTGGCTTCGTTTATGTATAGCACCTGTCGCCGTGCGCCGCGTAGCTTAGCCTCCTGGTCTGCGCTGAAGAATTCAATCGTGCTGCCGTTGGCGAAGGTGTAGGTTAGCAGCGTCTTGTTCCAACCTTCGTCACGCCAGCGGTTCGTCCACTGCATGACCTTGCCG